TGGGCCGATGCACCCGCGCAAGCGGTCATCACCGCGTTGGAGATACACAACGAGCGCACCGAGGAATACAACCGCGAGCAACGTAGAGCAGCCGCGCGACAAAAGGCGGCACAGTACCGATGAGCAACACCAAGCAAGCGGTCAAGGTTGAGGGCTTGCGTGAAACGTTGCGCGCGTGCAACAAGCTCGGGCGCGATGCCAACCGCGAGCTACGCAACGCGGCACGCGACATAGCAACCGCAACCGCACGTGAGGCCCGCGCCGAGGGCATGGGCATGAGCGCGTTGCAACGGTTGGCGGCAAGCTCGGTGCGTAGCGGTAGTGACCGCGTACCCAAAATCTTGAGTGGTGGTGGTGCGCGCGTAGGCCACAAGCGCACACCCGTTGGCTCTATTTTCTTTGGTGCCGAGTTTGGTGGTGGTGCCAAGGTCACAACGCGACAGTTTCCACGGCACCGAGGGCAAGCGGGCTATTTCCTTTGGCCCACTATCCGCAAGCGCAAGAATCGCGACCTCGCGTTGTATCAACGTGCGCTTGACCGCGTGTGCGAGCGTTGGGCGCGTGAGTGATGGCGGGCGATACACGCACCCTCACCATCAAGTGGCTCGGTGACACATCAAGCGTTGAGAAATCGGCTAAGAGTGCGAGTGGTGCGCTCGGCAAGGTAGGCACCATCGCGGCGGGCGCGTTCACGGGCACGGCAATGTTGCAAGGTGCCGAGCAACTCGTTGGGTTCCTCGGTGACAGCACTAAGGCCGCGATCGAAGATGAGGCCTCGCAACGCACCCTTGCCAAGACGCTTGAGAACACCGCGCACGCAACGCACGGGCAAGTTGATGCGGTAGAGAAATACATCTCTCGCACGCAAGCGGCAACGGGTGTGACCGATGACGAGTTGCGGCCCGCGTTCGCCAACCTCGTGCGCGGCACGCATGATGTCAACAAGGCTCAAGGCTTGATGCAAACGGCGCTTGATGTGAGCGCGGGTAGCGGTAAAGACCTCGGCACGGTAACGATGGCGATGAGCAAGGCACTCAACGGCAACGTTGGTGCGCTCGCACGCTTGGGCATCAAGGTCAAGCAAACGGTGCCCGATACCAAAGCTCTTGCCGCGGCGCAACGCAACGTGATGCACGCGCAAGCGGCCTATAACGAGGCCGTCAAGAAATACGGGCCGAATAGCTCGCAAGCGGCAACCGCGATGAGCAAGCTCGCGGATAGCAACGCGAAACTCAAGGATGCGCAAACCAAGGTCAAGAAAACAACGCTCGACGCGACCACGTTGATGCGCGAGTTGAACAAGACCTATGGCGGGCAAGCTGCCGCGGCCGCGAACACGAGCGCGGGCAAGATGAAACGGCTACAAGCCCAATGGCACGAGATGCAAGAAGAAATCGGTTTCAAGGTCTTGCCCGTGCTCACCATCGTTGCCGATTTCTTGTTGAACCAACTACCGGGCGCGATCGACAAGGTTGTGCAATGGTTCCAAACCAACTGGCCGAAGATTTACCAAGCCATCTCGCCGCTCGTGAGCTTTGTCAAGAGCGCGGTGAGCAACATCACCGATTTGGTCAAGGCCTTGATCTTGGTGTTTCAAGGCCTTATTGATTTCATCACGGGTGTGTTCTCGGGCGATTGGGGAAAGGCTTGGCGCGGCATCCAAAAGATGTTTCACGGCATCGTTGGTGCCATCGCCGCGATCTACAAAGAGTTTTGGAACGAGCTACAACACATCACGTTCACCGCGCTCAAGTTGTTGTTTCAACTTTGGCTCAAGAGTTGGCAACTCACATTCCAACTCACGATGCAACTCTTGCACTCGTTGGTGAGCGGGTTTTGGCAACTCATCTCGCAACTACCGGGCCTCGCGGTCAAGGGTCTTGAATGGCTCGCGCAGGTTTACCTAGATGGTTGGATGAATGTGCTCGACATCACCAAGCGCGTTGTGCAATGGATGCTTGATGCGTTTTGGCGAGGGCTTGCCGCGCTACCGGGCCTCGCGATACGTGGCATCTCATGGTTGGCAACCACGTACTACAACGCGTTGCGAGCGTTGCCGAACCTCATGGGCCGCATTGTCAACGACATTGCGGGTGTGTTCTCGCACCTCGCGGGTTGGTTGTGGTCACTGTTCAACTCGGGCATTGATTCGCTCGTGCGACTGTTCTCCTATGCGGGTTCGCGTATGGGTAGCGCACTATGGGATGCAACGATCAACGGGTTGCGCGGCATCGGTGATGCGGTTTGGTCAATCGTCAAGGGTGGTGCCAACGCGTTGATCGACGCGTGGAACCGCATCGATTTTGGTATCCACATACACGCGCCCGATTGGATACCGTTTGTTGGCGGCAAGGGTTGGGACATTGACGACATCATCCCCGACATACCGCGCCTAGCTACGGGTGGCATCACCAAGGGCGCGGGCATCGCGTACTTGCATCCCAACGAGCTTGTGCAACCGTTGCCGCGCAACGGTGCGCTCGGTGCGAGCGTTTACTACATCACCGTGAACGTTCCACCTACCGCGGACCAAGCCAAGGTAGGGCAAGCAACCGTTGCCGCGATCAAGGCCTACGAGTTGCGTAACGGCACCTCGTGGCGGCATTGAGATGTTGCGCGCGTTGTGGGCCGATCACGTTGAGCTACAAGTTGAAATCGCGCTCGGGCTACCGGGCGATTTGATTTTCACGCTTGATGATCCCGTGCAATCGCAACTTGATGCCAACATGATGCTCGGTAGCGTTGACGGGCAATACGATGACGTTACGTGCGATGTGCGCTCGCTCACGTGGCGCACGGGCGCAACCCGAGGTGATGGCATCCTTACCCGTTGGGAAGCTGCCTCGTGCTCAATCGTGCTCGACAACCGCGACGCTCAATACGATCCGACACAACAACCCGCGCGCTTGTTGCCGATGATACGAGTGCGCATACGAGCAAGGCGCGTGCCCAACGATGGCACAACACCGTGGTTGCCGATGTTTATGGGCTATGCCGATGCTTGGGCGATGGTTTGGGATGAGCAACACGATGCAACCGTGGTGCTCACGGCATCGGGTGGCACCAAGTTGTTGAGCGCATACAACGCACCCGAGCTAACGAGCGCGGTTGGTGGTGGCGAAACCGCCGCGCAACGAGCAACGCGCATACTCAACGAGGCCGAGTGGTCCGATCCTCGCAACATCACCGCGGGCGGCACGCTACGCATGAGCACCACGATGGCCGATGACGCGTGGACTCAACTCTTACTCAACCAAGATGCCGAGCTTGGCGAAACGTACATAGATACCGATGGCACCTTTGTGTTCATCCCGCGCTCGTTGTGGATAGCCAACGTAAGTGATCCCAACGCAACCGTTGTGCGTTGGGGGCCAAACGATTTGCGGTACGAGAGCGCGATCGTTACCAACGATGACACGAACCTACGCAACATCGTTGATTGCGCGCGCCCTGGTGGTACCGCGCAAACGGTGCGCAACGATCAATCGGTCGCGCAATACCAACCGCATCGGTATGGCCGCATGGATTTGCCATTTACCAACGATGGCGATGCGATGGATTGGGCCAACCTCGTGATGCAAACGTGCTCAACACCAACGCAACGCATTGAGCAACTTGAGGTGTTGCCGCAAACCTCACCCGATGATCTTTGGGATGCCATCCTCAACGTGAGCTACGCGCAACATTGGCAAGTAACCGTTGATGCGCCCGGTATGGCCTCACCGTTGACGCATCCCGTGCAAGTACGCGGTTGGGAACACGTGGTGGATAACGAGTCTTGGCGCATCACGTACACGTTGAGCGAGGCCACGATATGGCAAGGGTTCCGGCTAGATGATCCCGACCCTAACGCAACACTTGATGTGATGCGGTTGATCTAACGAGAGCGAGCACGCGATGCCGTGGAAAACATGGGCCTACCTAGAGAAAGTGTCGAGTGCCGACTTCCAAACGTACCTACAAAACCAAGTAGTGCCTACGTTCACCACCACCGCGCAACGCGACACTCAAGTACCAACACCGATACCGGGCATGTTGTGTTACATCTCGGGCACCAAGCAATACATGATGTACGGCAACGCGGCGTGGACGGCTCTCCCGTTTTGGCAACAACCTTGGGGTTTGATCTATGACGCGAGCATCGGTGCATCGCAAGCGGGCATCACAACCGAGGTTGATGTCACGAGCATGAGCGTGACGTTTCAGTCAACGCAAAACCGCGTGTACCGCATCACGGGCCGCGCGGGCCTCAACTCATCGGTTGCGGGTGATGTGATGGCCTTGAAGATTACCGATGAGAACAATGCGCAACACGCCATCGTGCGCCAACAAATCGCGGTAGCGAACACGCATATGCCCGCCATCGTGCAAGTTGTGATGCGCGCGGGTGGCGGGCCGCAACCGAACCCGCCCGCGGGAAGCTGGACTAAGAAACTACGCGCGGCACGCGATAGCGGCACGGGCACGGGTGCCATCACCGCGAGCGGTAGCGCGTGGACTCAAATGCTCGTAGAAGATATCGGGTGCGTTGTGAGTAGCAACGTGCCGTAACCGAGAGGTACATGATGAGCACACCAACCGAACCCAACGAGCACGAGCAACAAGACCACGAGCACGAGCAACAAGCACCCGAGGGCGAGGGCGAACCAACGCGCGAGGATAATGGCGAACCTACGGGCGAGCACGCGCAAGTGTTTGACCAAGACGCACCCGAGGGCAACGAGTAGCTCGTGCCCGTTGACCTTGTAACGATTCATCACGAGGCAGGTGCGGGCAAACCACCAACCGATGATGTGTGGCGCTTTAGCGAGGGTGGCTACACGTACGGCATCGGCAACACGTTGTGGCAACGGTTTCGCTCGGTGAGTGAGAGTTACGCAACGCTCAACTACAACCACGTATCGCTAGACATTTGCCTCTCTAGCGATAGGCACACCGTGAACGATGTGACCGATGCGCACCTCGCGCTCATACACGATGCGTTCATGGATAGCTACAACCGTGGCGAGGTAACCGCGCAACCGCTCGTGCGCGCGCATCGCAACTCGCCCGGTAGCGCAACCGCGTGCCCTGGTGATTTCACGATGGCGAGATGGGCCGAGGTTGCAAGCGCGTGCTCAACCGCGGGCATACAACAACCCGAGCCACCACAACCCGAGGAACCCGAGAGCGAGGCCGATATGTTGCAATCCGCAAGCGCGCTCAACCAAGACGGGCGCGCCGAGATGTTTGCGCTCATGCTTGACGGCATGATCCGCAAGAAAGTACGAGCGGTTGGTGGCGCGTGGTCGGACTGGTACGAGTTTGGTGAGAGCTTTGATGGTGGCCTCACCGCGGTAACCAACACCAACGGTTGCATTGAGCTATTCGCACACCACACCGAGCGCGGCTACTGCCATCGTTGGCAAACGCAACCTAACAACGGTTGGTCTGATTGGGCCGACCTCTAGGGCGATGGTTGCCAAGCTCGCGGTCTACCTCATCACGTGCGGGGTTGTTGCACTCGTGGTGAGCCTGATAGTGGTCATCCTCAACCGAGATGTGGCAACCGATGGCCTCGGTGTTGTTGGTTTCTTTGGTGGTGTTGCCATCATCCTCGTAGCCGTGAAATGGCTACTTGAGCGCAACGAGAGAGGTGAGCAATGAGCCACGATCAAGCAACTTGGGTAACCATCTCGCTCATCATTATCGCGGCGGTAGCTCTCGCACGTTTCGTGCTCGGCTACATCATCAAGCGTTAGCGTTGCCGCAACCGATAGCAATGCGTGCCCTTACGTATCGTACGGTCGCACGCAAAACACTTGCGTTGCTCGCGGGTGCGAATCAAGCCCGCACCGTTGAGCGAGTAGGGCCGCTCGTAACGCGTTGGTGGTATGTCATGCATACCGTGGTAGCGGTCATCCATGCCCATCCAACAAATGCAATGGTAAAACCGCTCACTCACTCGGCAACACCGTACGCGCCCGGTAGCGGCACGATGACGGGTTGCCCTTGCTCGCGGCGCAACGCGTTAGCGCGGCCGACGCAATCAAGGCACAACGGTTGGCGCACCTCGTCAACCACGATGCTCGGCACAAGCTCGGGATTGAACGCAAACAAGTTGCCGCAAGCCCAACACGGGCCGAGCGCAAACGTGCCGCTCATGCCGATAGCTCAAGCGTGAGCTTGATGATGGCCCGTTGAGGTGCCGCACCGAACACGTGCCACGATTCAAGGATGCGCTCGGTAATCCAAACGAGCATCTCTTTACTCACACCCTCAAGCGCATCGGCACTAAACGTGCGCTCGCGGTCATGCTTGCTCTTGGTTATCTCAACCTCAAGCGTGTAGCTCTCGGTACTCATGGTTTGCCTAGCTCGTGCTTGCTCTCGTACTTGCGCACCGTGTCAATCGGTGCGGGCGAACCCTCGGTGTGCGAATCAACGAGCACACCATCAATGACCACATCAACGCGCATGATGGCGCGCCCGTGACCGAGAGGTTCGGCATAGTGCGCTATGTAGCTCGGGCCGCTCATTGCGCACCTCGTTTGATGCCCGCTTGTTTGAGCAACGATGCGGGCAAACCCATCTCGCGGAAAGCCTCGTAGCTAATGCCTTGCTCGGTTGCCCATTGGGCCGCGTGCGCAATGAACACCTCACGGTTGGTGTTGGCCTCGGGCGCGGTGTTGAGGTAGTCAAGCTCGGCACGCAAGTTGAGGATGCGTTGCCTCGTGCGTAGCTCGGCAATCGTTGACGTTTGCTTGTTGGCCTTGTGAGTGAGGTACTTGATCGCGGCCTCAACATCCTTGGGATTGGTGGTCTTGTTGGGCAACCCCGGAATCATGCCGAGCGCAACGTGCCCGTTGCCCGTCGCACCGTTGCGGCACTCGTTGATCGTTGCGCTAATCGCGAGCGTGATTTGCCGCTCGGTCGGTTTCTTGGTGGTCATTAGCTCGCTCTCCTAGCTCGGTCACGAGCTTGCGCACGGTTGCGCTTGAGTAGGTCAAGCCTCATGGCCGCACGGGTTGGTGTTTCATCGGCACCCAAGCGGTAGTCATCGGGATACACGTACTCGCGCACCGATA